CCTTGCACCCAATCAGCTAAGTCTTCCACGTATTCCGCCGCGTGTTCCATGTCACCCAGCCAACCGAAGGTTATCGCTTTCAACCTATCGCCATATACGTTCTTTGCGTTGTATTCTTGCGATCGGTGAGTGTGGCCAAAGGAAATAGAGCAACCGTATTTTTGGAGCATCGCGTGCGCGACGTGTTTATTAAAAAGAGTCCCATGGGTGGCCATGAGCTTGCCCATAAAATGCCGGTTACGTTTTCCATATGGATAGAACCGGGTGCCTTTAGGGAGCTTGAGCAAATCCTCGAGATTGACGCTTCTATCCAGCATTGGAGCGTAAGCGCGGAGATACCGCTGGATTCGGACTTCATGATTGCCACAGAGGAACACTATGCGAGCTTTGGGGAACATCCGGGCGATGTCGTAAAGGAGTGGGCGGGCATCCTCTAATTCGTGTTCCAAAGTAAGGTAAGTGTTTTGTGGGTTCTTGGAATGAAACGAGACGCAATAGGCGTCGAAGAAATCCCCGTAGATAACTATTTCATCCGGCTTGTAGTCTTTTGCGACGTTAAGCATGATCTTAAAGGCGCGGGCATCGTGTTTAGGGGCATGTACATCGGGAATGTGTAACCGCTTAAATAGCTTCATACACCTCCGAAGAGCAGAACTGCTTGTATTGAAAAAAAGGGTGGGACACTATTATGGTAATGGCGACGCGGCGGAATATCTAAGTAAACAAACGAATACATTTCGAGAATGAACGAAGAGACAGAACAGGAATGGAGTCCCCGGTTTGAGAATCAGGCAAAGCGCATTGCCACACTTTTCTTTCCTATGAGTGATCACCGTAACCGCTTCCTCTGGGAAATGATCGCAAGAGAGCTCCAGCGAACCCATGATGAACGCTGCGCGGAAGGTCCAGAGGGATGAATCAACCTCCCTATCAGGTCGAGTTTGAGATCAAGGGATTGCCTGCGCTACCGAATCAAATCATGTATCGACACTGGGCGGTGAAGCGGAAGCTCGCAAAAGACTGGAAGCAGTTGGTATACTTTCACACGATGGTGGCGGGACGACCAAAAGAACCGCTAGCCACTGCTAAAGTTACAATGACAAGGTTTTCAGCAAGGGAACCTGATTGGGATAACCTAGCAGCAAGTTTTAAACATGTTCTCGACGGCCTGATTGAGGCGCGAGTGATTAGGGATGACTCAAGGAAGACGATAGGTCAGCCCCTTTTCGACTGGCAAAAAACGTCTCAAAAGGCGGGCTTCATACGGGTTCGCGTCGAGGAAATACCATGCGGTACATCGCAGTAACGATCGCTCTTTATCTTTTCATCGGAACGCTTCTCATCATTCAGGGCTGCGAAAAAGATAATGCCCCGCTGAATCCTGCACAGCCGGCGAGCCCCGAAGCGGGTTACATCGGAGAAACCGGCCTCATTCACGATGATTCAGTGTTCTATGAAACCCCGGTGTATTGGGTGGCTGCTCCGGTGAATGCGCCAATCCCAAGCAATTGGGATGTCCGCGACAAGATGAAAGTCACCCTACCGGCCCCCAAGAATCAAAACTGCGGAGACTGTTGGGCGTGGGCAACCCACCACGGATTAGAGATCTGGACCGCCTTAAACAAGGGCCAGGTTTTGGACTATTCCGTTCAAAGCGTTCTCTCCTGTAGTCGCGCCGGTTCTTGTGGCGGCGGCTATATGAGTGCCGTTACCTTCCTGCAAAAATCGGGGTTGCCTCTCGAGTCGGATTTCCCCTATGTGGGGCGCGATGTGAAATGCAAATATTCAGCGGATGAATTAGCCAAGGGATTTGGCAACCAAATCATTGAAGCTCCCTACGTCGGTGAGAGCTTTGAGAAGTCTCGATACTGGAAGCAGACGGGGCAATTCTTCGAATCTCGAGACAAAATTTCTCAGATTCAGCAAGCCATGATTCAGCTTAATAGCCCCGCCGTCGTGACGGTAGCGGCCTATGGTTCGTCTTCTAATTCAGTGGTGTCTGGGTGTTCGGCGCTCAACTCTGGTGGCAATCACATGGTGGATGTCATCGGTTGGGACGATGAAAACGGGGGACCAAATGCACATGTCTACAACAGTTGGGGATCCGGTCATGGGCAAGGGGGGATTTCTCGACTTAAATGGAACTGCGACGGCCGCCTTAATAGGGGACTTGGAGTTTCTGCACGTGTCATACGAGGGGACAGTAAGCCACCTTGCGATCCGCCGCAAAACCCAAACCTCAAGCCAGAGCAAATTATCTTCCTCGGTTCAAAGGCGGAAATTGGGAAAAACTTCCCGAACGTGAAATGCGTATGGTCACCCGGTGTCGGGCTGAAGGATCCGAATTCCTGCTTAACCGAAGCAGCACCAGAAAAATCGACCGAGTACCACCTCGAGATGTCGAACGATTGCGGGAAGGTCACAGCCATGACCTACATCCGTGTTTTCGGTCCGATGGTTTCCGGCAGTGGTCCGGTCCACTATGAGGAATCGCGAAGCATTGTTACTCCGTTTGGCGAGATCGATCGCCCATGAATCCAGATGACGCAGAGGTAATTATCACGCGGTTGGATTTGATTTTGTCGGAGCTCGAAAAGATTAGCTCAATGCTCGAGACTTTGGTTGATGCCTTTACTGAAGAACAAAACGTCCATTAGGGGGAATAAAAATGAAAGCAAAAGCACTGGTCCTTTTTTCTATAATGTTCTTTGCTGGGGTTTTCGCCGGCGCATGCTCCGATGTCGCGGCGATCGGTAATACGGAAGGGCCTTCCTGCCCGGAATGCCATGAGTGTCATTGCAAGCTTGCCGTCTCGAAGCCTTCCTACTTCTCGGGCGAGGGTTGCCCCGCAGGAGACTGGTTGATGCAGGGACACCAAAACGTGCAGCTCCCCAATAAGGCGGTCGTGCCTGGTGTTCGATGCGTAAAGATAGAGCATGAGTGCGGCTGCAATGGCCCGCACGATGCAGATCGATAAAGCTAATCCACCCAAGTGGGTTCGCTTCACCGGCCAACTTAGCCGATACAACAGGTCAGTTGCTACATTGACGCCCAACCGCGTCTACAAGGTCTTTGCCTCTTCGCACCTTGGGCGCGGTTGGGTTCGACTTCGAAACGACGCCAACTTGATTGGTGAGTTTTCTGCCGAGCATTTTGAGGCCGTGCCTGATTTTACGCCGCAGGACTTCCAGGCTGTGTGTCGGGGGGAGGATCTCGATCAACTGCGCTCAGGCAAATCACGTTTGAGAGATCGGCTTCAGAAAAAGTGACGTGGAATATCTGGTTCCGGTTATCGCAAACCCCACAGCGGAAAACGAACCCACAGCATGTCGCATAAAATACGTCACGCAGACCATGCTTAACCCAGTTGATAAAGTTTTCGCACAAGGGACAGCGCACATGCAGAACCTGCATTGCACTGAGGAAGTTACCGTGGGGCCCTTTTAGTTTGACCATGAGAGGTCATTGTCTTCTGAGCCGAGAGAATTCTCAATTGCTCTCTCACGGTTTCTCTTAGACATGCTCTGACCCACTCCGGCACATCGACGCCGAAATCAGCCAGGGCCATTAAGTCCATCTTCAAATCTTTGTCGATGCGCAGCGAAAATGCTTCGGTGCAGACTAAGCCTTTTCGTTTCGGTGGATTTTCAAAATTGATGCATTCGATACCCATACCCCCAATGTAGCGGACATTTGAAAACTCGCGAGCGAAAAAATGCATCCTTACAAGATAGACATTCGCCTACAAATGTATACGTGCTTTCCTATGAATTCGGAAACGAAACAGATAACCATTTCCTGAATGGGGGGAATAATGGACGACAAAAAAGCAAAATCACTGAAACAAGAAGCCGTGGCACTTAGCCCAAATAAGTTAGTTTCTACGGGCGTTCCTTTCCTTAAGAACCAAACGCAGATCGAGGTTCATCGGTTCCGACTCAAACCCGCAAACATGCTCAAAAATACGCAGTGGGACCAAAAGCAGCGCCCTCGCCTAGAGCCTCAATTGCACGGTCACTGGTTCTATACGAAGGACCGTCGCGGGCAGGAGATGACGAAGTGCTATTTCGTCGGCGGCCATTGCCACGAAGTGCGTGTTTTCTGGAAAGAGGAAAAAGGAATTAAGGTGGTCGATCGGGTTGAGGTTGGTCCAGCTCTAAGACAGGGAACCAAAACGCTCAAAACGGGAAAGAAAATCAAGACGCTAATCCCGATTGCTTGGCTCGATGATTCTCAGGTGAACGCCGAGAATGATGAGGCGATTGAACACCTGGACGATCATACCCACGATGTGGCCTACATCGGCATGGACATCATGAGCCTTGGGGGCCAAACCAATCTTTCAAGCCAAGCACCGCGAAGCTACGGCAATACCGGAATTAATATCCAGGAAAGCTAATGCTTTTGTTTGATGTTGTGACACGGGTGGATGCGGCTATTCGGACCAAGTTTTCTACCCAACCAGAGATAGCGAATTTTTTGCTTACCCACGAACGCAAAGATTGGTTTCTCAGGAATTTGTGTCAACAAGTCATCAACATGGAAAAGCGAATGGGAGCGAAGTTTTCTTCTCAGCATATGGACCAGCTCTGCGCTGACTTCGCTGGGGTTTTTGCTAAGCAAGCCATTCGGCATCGCGAAGAGAAGAACCTGACAGAATCGGCTAAGCATGCCCTTCGGAAAACGACGGACTACGAGGGAATGGAAAAAGATTTGATTGATCGGGGAATAATTCTTCCGACTAGCGACGTGAAGCATAAATCAATTTAGTAAAAAGCACCCAGCCTGATTGCGGGTAAAGGGGCGACATGGCGAACGCATATAAGCTGACCGAGGAAATAGTTGCTCACGTTGAAACGCTGACCTCTATTGGGGTTCCTATTGAGGAAATGGCACCAGCGTTAGGCGTGTCCGATGTCAGTATCTACAATTGGAAGAAAAGGGGCGAGCAGCTCTTTGAGAAAAACAAGAAGCCAAAGACGGAGCATGACCGGCTTTGTGTGGAATTATTTAAGGCTAGAAAAAAGGGGATTCTGAGATTTATCACCACGAACCTTAAGACCATTAATGGAGCAACCGCAAAGAATTGGCAGGCTGCGGCGTGGTTATTAGAGCGAAGATTCCCCGCACACTTCGGTAAAGAGAAGGTCGAGGACGGCAGAGAGCGATCGGAAATAAATCGCGTGGATGTCACCAAATTGGATGGTTTGAGTAACGAGGAATTGCGCCGCAAATATGACGCTCACAAATTACAGCACTGGTCTTGAGGGCCAAGTCACCGACTACCGAGGTGAGATATCTCGCCGGATGCGCCTATTGGAGCGTTGCGAGCGGGACGCTGCTTTCAGGGCCCTCGAATACAGAATGTGCGCCTCGAGCGCGGTTCATTTCATAAACAATTGGGTAGATACTTTTGATCCGCGAGAAGAGATTTCAAACCTGCCATTTCGCCTCTGGGGATTCCAGGAGGATTTATGCCGCTGGTTAGATGAGCGGATGGAAAAAAAATCCAATGGTTTGATTGAGAAGTCCCGAGATATGGGCGTTACGTGGACCGCGTGTGCCTGGGCAATTCATCGCTGGTTATTTCATCCTGGGTTTGTTTGCCGGTTTGGCTCGAGAAAAGAATCGCTGGTTGATGACGGCACACCAGAGAGCATCTTCGGGAAGCTACGTTACATCTTACAGCGGTTACCGCCTTTTTTGAGAAACTTCTCAATGCCGAAGCACAAGGGGTTCGACTCCTTCCTCTACCTTATCAACCCGAGCAACGGCAGTGTGTGTATCGGCGAATCGACTAACGTCGGCTTTGGACGTGGCGGACGCTCCTCAATGGTCTTCATGGACGAATTTGCTCACGTGCAGCATTCGGAGGCGGTTTGGGCCTCGGTGAGAAATAACGCGGATTGCATCGTTGCGATGTCTTCGGTGAATGGTAAGGGCAACCAGTTTGCTTGGCTTCGACACGAATCCCCTATTGCCGTCCATACCCTGCATTGGTCGAAGCATCCTAAGAAAACTCGCGAATGGTACGACAAGCAAGCCGAGGAAATGCACGATTGGCAGATAGCGCAGGAGCTAGACATCTCTTACGAGAAGTCCAAACACGGGCGCATTTACAATAAGTTTGATAGGCGCTGGCACGTGGCCGATGAACTTATCCCTTGCAAGCTAGACTGGGAGCAAGCTGTTGCTTGGGACTTTGGTTATGCGGATGCCATGGCGATGATCTGGCTTCAGGTTGGACCTAGGGGCAACGTCGAAGTCTGGAACTGCTTCGAGCTTACCGGCCAGGATATAGATTTCTTCATTCCGATCATTAAGGGGCAGGAGCACGTTGGCTTCAGGCTTCTTGATAGGAAAGCCATTAAGTTTGCCAACCAAGTGCTCACAAAATTCCCTAAGGAATATAAAGAGCGTTGTCAGCCAATCCAATACGGTGACAACGCGGGTGTAGCGAAGACCGCCAACAGCGCACGAAGTTGTAAAGATGCTATCGAAGAAGCCGGATACACGTTCAAGAGCAGCGGCCGCCAAGGTTATGATTGGCGCTATGACTGTCTCAATCACATGCTGAAGCTGAATTACTCGCAGCACAAAGGGCAATTCGAATCAAAGTTTATGGTTTCTCCCGATTGCACGCGGCTAATCGACTGCCTGAATAACGCAACGTGGGACTCTGAAAATACGCATTCCGACACTATCAAGCCGAAGCACGACGAATATTTTCATATGGTGACGGCACTAGAATTTTTTGCAATCAACCGATTCCCGCTTAAGGGCGTTCGCCCAAGCATCAAATCGCAGGAGTGGAAATAATGAAGATCGCCAACCAAGAGCAGATTTTAGACATCGAGGTTAGGAAGCTAATCATCGAGGAAATAAAAGGCGCTGAGAACCTTCGACGCAAATCGAAGCACCTTCGAGCCCATGAAATTCTCAAAGACAAAACCAAGAAGTGGGTTGTCGAGATGCTCTCGAGAGAGTTCTCGAAAGAGACGGTGCTACTCATGGTGAATCGGGCGGCCAACGTATCCATCCTGAAGAAGGTGACGAACAAGCTCGCCAAAGCCTACCAGGCTGGGGTTGACCGTTCGATTAAGGAAAGCCAAGAGAGTACAGCAAAAATCAAGAGCATGGCCGAGCTAATCAATGCCAATACAGCATTGAAGAAGGTGGATAAATATCTCTACCCGCATCGCAACTGCCTGCTCATGACGGTGCCGAAGAAAAATCACCGAGAGAGCACCGATGAAAAACCCCGCTTCGATATCAACCTAGCGGTTTACCCACCGCATCTTTATGACGTGATTCCTTATGCGGATAACCCAGAGAAGGCCATGGTGTTGGTGCTTACCGATTTCGTGGAACAGATTGGGGCTTACTCTCCCGATACGACCACGGTCGATGGTAAGGCGCTGGATAACCGGCTGGTGTTAGATAACTTCGATCGCAAAGAGCAGAACATTGCCAACTCTCCAGCGGACAAGGGAGCTGAAGACCGGCAATTCATTTTCTGGTCAGACCGCTATCACTTCACCTGCAACGGTAAGGGCGAGATCATCGCCGGCAAAAGTCCCGAGGGTTTACTCAACCCAATCCAAAAGATTCCAGGCGAGTTTTTTGCTCTCGATCAAGACGGTTCCTTTTGGGCAGAGGGTGGCGATGACTTGGTTGATGGTGCAATCCTAATCAACGTCGAATTAACCGACCTATACACCATCAAAAACTTTCAGGGTTGGGGACAACCTGTTCTTGTGGCTGGTGATATCGACACGGAATACAAGGGCGGACCAAACAACTTAATGAAGCTGAAGTCTAATCCAGGAGAACCACCACCCTCTTTCAGCTATCAGAACAGCAACCCGCCGCTCGATCAGCATATGCGTAGCATCGAGATGAGCTGCGCGCTGTACCTATCGACCAACAATCTTTCACCAAGCAACATCTCTGGGAAGCTAGACGCTACAACCTTCCCTTCCGGTATCGCACAGATGGTCGAGGATGCTCAGAGCACAGAACCTGTCGAAGATAGACAGCGATACTTTAAAGATATGGAACCGTCCTTTTGGGACACGGTGGCGCGGTGGCAAAACCTGCTTTTTGAGAAAGATAGCCTCACTCAAGCTTTCACTGAAATTGGCCCGATAAAGGAAACCAATGTCATGTTGGTGTTCCCTTCACCTAAGCCGGTCATCACCGAGAAGGAAAAGCTGGAGAACCTCGAGAAGCGAAAAAGCTTGGGGTTGAACACCATGCTGGAGCTAATCAAGCTCGATAACCCCGATATGAGTGAAGAGCAGGCCAAGGCAAAACTAGCCGAACTGGACGCGAATGTTGTCGAGGAACCGCAGCCGGATCCGATCGAAGAAGAGAAGGTTGTTGAAGAGGCGTCATGAAAGTAAGCCACGACCTAAATCTTTCGGAGCTATTCCCCGACATCCAACTGCCTAAAAAGGGCAGAAAGGAAGCCGAGGATTTGATCGCCGATCTGATTCGGGAAGAGATTCTTTCTCACGTGGCAGACCAAAACAGTCCCGTTGCGGGGCATGGAAAGTTTCCGAAGCTCAATAAAGAGTACAAAGAAAAGAAAAAGGGTGAGGGTTTACCCGGCCTTCCTAACCTCGAATTTAGCGGTGATATGTTAGACGCTTTGGAGGTTTACCCTGTAAGAGGCGGCGTCATTCGCGTTGAGATATCCGGCGAGGAAGCCCCCAAGGCGGATGGTCACAACAATCATTCGGGGGACAGCACTTTACCGCTGCGCCGATTCATTCCCGACGATGGTGAGACGTTCAAAAAGAAAATCCTGAGCGGGGTTCGCGACATCCTTTTGGAGTATTCCGATGATTAGCGTGAAGCTTAATAACGCGGTCATGAAAAACATCAGGAAGAAGATCGAAGGTGCGCCCGGTTTTTTCAAGAGAGAAGACGCTAAGGCTTTGGGTGAGGCCGTAGTTGATGAAATGAAGTCTCTAATCAGCAAGGGCATCTCACCAATCAAGTCGGTCGGAAGGCTTCCTGGTTACCTGTATCAAGGTAAAAAAGGAAAATATCCTGATTCGGTGAAGAAGAAATATCCGGGCAAGAAACAGCGCCCCGTAAACTTGACGCTTACGGGTGACATGTTGCGAGCCCTTAAGTCTCGCGTCACCAAAGGTAAGTTTAGTTCCGCAATCGAGATTGGATACTTTGTTGAACGCGAAGCAAAAAAAGAACAAGGCCACCGCGAAGGCGTTCACGGCCAACCGTCGCGTCCAACTATTCCCGAGGGGAATGAAGTTTTTGCAGCAAAAATACAGACATTGATCATCCGAGCGTATCGCGAAGCGTATGCAAAGTTTGTCAAGAAATAACCAATTGTATTTTCCATAAAGGGGGAGATAATGAGTACGTCCAACCAACAAAGCAGCGGTGCTGCTTCCGACCAACAGAGCGGTGCTCCGGGCGGGGATCAAGGACATGAGTCTACTGATACTCGGACAACCGTTAGTTTCGAAGATCACCAGCGAGCGTTGAAAGATTTGCATCGCTTCAAATCCAGGGCGAAAGAACTGGAAGATGCGATTGCGAATAAAGAGACGCAAAGCCTCCGAGAAAAAGAAGACTACAAAACCCTTGCGGACCGATACAAGGCCGAGCTGGACGAAACGCAGAACAAGCTAAAGTCCATCAATCAATGGTTCGAATCTAGTCAGGCTCATAGCAGCGTTAAACAACATGCTCTGAGATTGGGGTTACTCCCCGAAGCTGAAAAAGATTTGGACCTTCTGCCGTTAGAGGGCGTCGTGGTGGAAACCGTGAAAACCTCAAGCGGTGGTGTTCGGCACAATGTTTTGGGCGCTGATGGTTATGTAGAGAGCCTGAAGAAAACTAGACCTCACTGGTTTAGGGACACGAAGGCCCCGGTCTTCAATTCTGGAAGTGGGATTCGACCTGAGGTTGAAATCGAGATGTCAGGAAAGAAACTCGCGGACATCGAAGCAAAACACGGGCGCAATTCCAAAGAATGGAAAGAGGGTTTCGAAGCTCTTCGAAAATCCAAAATGCCCAAATAGGAGGTTTTAAATGGATCAAGTAATGACAGCGGCTAGTGAACTAAGCGTTCTAGTTCCTGAAATTTGGTCGGGAAAATTCTACAACACACTCTTGGCTTCAACACCGTTTAACGATGTTGTTGGCCGTGACTATGAGGGCGACATCCAAGCTCTCGGCGATACCGTCAATATCACCAGCTTCCCGCAATTCGACGTTGCGGAAGACTTGGCTGAGAACGGTGTTTCTGAAGCTGATAGCATCACTGCTACCCAGTCTCAGTTAGTCATTAACCACATGTTGGTTAAGGATTTCATCGTCACGTATCGCGCAGAAGTCCAGAGCATCGACGCCTCGATGCAGCTCATGGATCTCGCCATGTACGCAATCATGAAAAAGATGCAGGCGATTTTGATTGCTGACACGGTTGCCAGCGCCTCTTCTCCAGATCATCAGATTGCCTATGCGTCGCCTTCGACGCTTGCGGTGGCTGATATCCTCGGCGGAAAAGAGCTGCTCGACACGCAAAACGTGGAAGAAGTCGGTCGTAAGATGATTGTTGGCCCTGCGCAGTTGAATGACTTGCTCGCGGTTTCGACCTTCACCAGCCGTGACTACGTTGACGGTAAAGCCGTCCAAACGGGTGGCGTGTCGTCCCCAGTTTTCGGGTTCGATCTCCGATGGACCTCGGAAGCCGGAAACACCGCTTACCTCTTCCACCCGCTCTATATGCAGGCTGCGGTGCAACGCGCACCTAAGGTCGGCGTCTATGACGTGGGAGTAAATGGAAAGCGTGCAACCCGGTTCAACTTCACGGCTCTCTTTGGAAACGTCCAAGTTTCCAACGTGCGCGTTGTGGAAATTGGATAACCATTTAGGCAAGGAGAAAACATGAGCTATTTCAAACCAGAACCTTTTACCAAGGTACTTTATTTCGAGAACGGCGGAAAAGGCGATGCCGATGGTCGTTCGCCCGATCACGCCGCTGCGATGATCGACAACAGCACGTTGTGGGCCATTCCGCAGTACAGCGAAATCAAAAAAGTCAGCGTCATCATCGACACCGCTGTTGCGGGAACGACTGACATTGACATCGGTGATGCTGACAACGCCGATGGATTCGTGGACGGCTCAGGCTCTCTGACGCTCGGCACGCCTGGTATCTACAGCAACAATGCAAAAGTTGCTGGTGCGTACCTTCGCGTTGAAACCGCTGGAGCGACAGATGCCGCCGATATCTACGTGGTCCCAACGTCGAAGTACTACACGGCGAGTGGAAAATACATTGCCGCTGACTTCACGGGCACCAGCTCGGCTGGCAAGCTCCGTGTTGTGATCGAGGGCGTGTATCACGGTGCAAATCCGTAAATTGTAAATGAAGAGATACCGGGCGAGGGTTTTTACTCTCGCCCGGTTTTTACCTTATGCTCTACAGAAACCGCATTCGAACCATAAAGAATTCGACTGAATCGACGTTGGAAACAACCACGGTTTCGGCGAGCACCCTGGCTTTTGCCCTTACCACCAGCGACTATTTTTACGTTGGTTTCCATGAACCGTTTACCACCCGCTACTTCAGCCTTGGGACGGTAAATAGCAACGCGGCCACCATTACCGTCTCTTACTGGAGCGGTACTTCCTGGACGGCAGTCGAAGATAAGATTGACCAAACCCTGGGATTCACGCAGAGCGGTTTCATCGGCTGGCAAAATAATTCCGACTGGGCCAAGTACGCTCTGACACCAATCACCGACGTTGAGCTGTATTGGGTTCGTTTGTCGGTAAGCGCCAATCTGAGCGCCGGGACCACACTACAAAGCGTCCTAAATATTTTCTGTGACGATGCCTTGCTGCGCTCCTACTACCCGGAGCTGCTATCGGATTCGCGGTATCTACCGCCTAGCCGGAGTAACTTCCTCGAGCAGTACCAAGCGGCGAAGAATCTGGTGGTCTTACGCCTCCAGCAAAAGCACGCCATTCTCGACGAATCGGAGATCATCGACATCAACGATGTGGCCATTGCCGCAGTACATGCGACAGCTCACATAATTCTCAACCCGATCGCGAACAATGAAGAGACACGGGCCCGAGCGGAGGAAGCCTACAAGGCATTTGATAATGAGCTTAATTTAAGCATCACAAGTTTTGATAAAGATAACTCTGGAATTATCAGCACGGTCGAACAGAAAACCGAAACTGTCTTTCACCCAAGGTGGTAAGTGAGCACTATCGTCACCGACATTCTGACCAATGCTAAGTCGACGATAAGCACTACTTTGGGGGCGTCATATCAGGAGCTACGGTTCGTTTATGACGTATCCAAGAACGATCTGCGGGCGGCATACCTTGCCTACGGAATGCGGCCGCTAAGTGCCACCACCGCCGATAGTGGGACGGTTCGCGCCTATACCCTAGATCAGGGGTTTGAAATCATCTTACTCAACACAAGCGCACGCCCCGATTCCGATGCCGAAAAAACCACGGCTATCGGCGTCATGTACGACAAGTGCGATGAGATTTTTAAAGCGTTAGTAAATTCGAAAGCTGGTGTCCCGTCTTATGTTTTGGTTGTGAATCAACCGAGCATTTCGGAACCAGAATTCCTAGAGGAAAACAAGGTTATCGTTCTTCGAATGCAATTGAACATTCGCTATCGAAGCACAATTTAAGGGGGATATATGACCATTGGGATTATCAAGGGCAATACGATTGTAGGGTTGGAAGAAGAATCAACCGAGGGAACGTATGTTGCCCCGAGCGCAACCACCAGCTACATCCGGCCAGTCGAAGACGGCCTGGAATTCACGCCGTCGCGGGAGATCATTGAGCGTGGGCTTCTAAACGCCTCCCCCGGAAAAGAAACCCCGCGCATGGGTGAGAAGTCGGTTGCGGTTAGTATGTCGGTTGAGTGCCGAGGATCGGGTACCGAAGGCGCAGATGTTGACCACGGTTCGTTGATCAAATGCGCTCTCGGCGCGACGCGCACCATATCGACGACCACGACCTCTAAGAACGCCTCTCACACGTCGACGGTTATCGGCATCGAGGATGCGGATATTTCGAAATTCAACGTGGGTGACATTGTTCTTGTGAAGGAAAGCGGATCTCACGAGGTTCGTCCAATTTCGGCAAAATCGACCGGAACGGGAACGGCCACGATCACCTTTCCATTCGCTTTGGACGGTGGAGCTCCAGCAAACAGTGTTGTCATCTCCAAGTCGAAGATTTGGTACACCGCTTCTAGCGGCCACGTCTCTTTGTCTGCTACGGCCTTCTGGGGAAATGAAATTGAGGAGCGAGCTATCGGCCTAAAGGTATCGCAAATGGCTCTTGAGGGATTCGAGGTTGGCCAAGTGCCAAAGCTCAATTTCTCGATGCAGGGGCTTAGCTACTATCACGGTAACGCCGCCGCAGCGCACACACCGGCCTACGATTCCGGCATGCCTCCAATCATCTTGGGCGCGTGCGTTTGGCGAGCCGGCACAAAGATCCAGGTTCCTTCTTTCAACTTCTCCCTGTCTAACCCGCTCTCCAAATTACGGGCGACGTGCAACGCAGACGGCACGGTTAGCCAGCGCGTCGGACAAGGCAGAGAGATCACCGGCACCATCACTCCGTATAAGGACGATACGACTTTCGGTTACTACACCGATTGGAATGCTGGCACCGAGTTTTCTCTTTTCGCTTACGCCTATACACCGTCTTCGACGACCGGCGAAATCGAAATGGGTTCCGTTGTGGCTTTCTGGTTGCCGCAATGTATCGCCACCTCCTTCAAAGTAAGCGATGTGGACGGAATCTTGGTTGATGAATTGGGCTTTAAAGCAACCCGAGGAACCGCTGGGGACCAAGAAGAATTGTACATGGCAGTCATATGATTATTTTTCGACCAAGCGATAAGGTTCGAGTGCAGGTGGGTGACGTGACAGTGATCATGTCCCCACTGATTTCCGCAGATAGAATGAAGATTCTGGACAGCCTTGGAACCAAGGTAGAGGCCGGCCAAGTTGGTAGTTCGGCAGGCGGATATTACGAGGCATTGCGGTTATCCGTAAAAGGTATCGAAGCACCCGGTTATGAGCTTTCCGATGGAAGCCCGATTCAATTGGAGCTGGATGAGAACGGACATCTCACAAGCGAATCGTTAGAGCTGCTCCTGGCCGTGCTAGATAACCCCAAGCTAATCATGATTGCCTCAAACCTTCTCGCGAAGGGCTTAAAGAACTGGGAAGTCGAGGGCGTGGAAATTAAGGGCGTCGAAGGCGATAAGCCCAAAAAAAAAGCGTAAGCGTTTCCCATGCCGTATTGTTCCTAGTGCTTAAGGCGCGTGAGCTAAGTGAGCTAACGCCAAAAGAAGAGATCGAACTGCGCGTGACCTTAGAGGCTATTACCTCTCGGTATATTCAGTGCTCGCACTGCACGATGCAGTTTAGAAATCACAAAGACGGGGAAAAGTTACTTGAGGCAACCCAAAGAGAAAAAAACTGCACCACTCCGGCAGATAAGCCAAAGCATCGCCTCACTGATTCGGGGGGCGATATTCACTTTCGGCTTTGCCCTGGGAATTATGTTTCTCCTTCCGCTCTCTCTTTACTTAGTGCTCACGATGCTTTCGAGAGGGGGCAAGGTTACGTTACGGGCGGATGGTCCGAGCAACCCGCAAAGATTCAGGCCGCGTTTGACATTATTGGTCGGTGGAAAGTCGAACAACAGCGCATCGCTCATGAAAAGGCATCAAAGCGTTCAAGGAGCGGAGTGAAAAATGGCTGATAAAATTATCATCGACATAGATGTTCAAGGTGATGCGGAGGTAAAGCTAAAGCGTATCGGCGCTGCGGCTGAAGAAGCTACCAGCGGAATCAAGAAAAGCTTTCTCGATGCTGGTCGAATCACCGACAACTTTATTGCGAGTATCGCAAGCAACGCGGTGGGCGCGGCATTCAATGCGCTCTCTAACGCTGTCTCTGGAACCATCGGCTTCATATCGGATAGCGCCAAGGAGGCCGCCGAGGCCGAAGAGAACGTCAACAATCTCAAGATAGCTTTAAAATCCGCTGGGGTTGTTTCCGAACAGTCCGCGCAGAATTTCCTTGAATTCGCTTCCGCCGTTCAAACCAGCACAAAGTATTCCGATGATGCCGTGCTTTCGGCGGGTGCTCTCATACAGCAACTTGGAAAGCTGGACGAAGAAGGGCTGGAGAAGGCAACGCAAGCGGCCTTAGACCTATCGGCTGCGTTGGGTATCGATCTACAAAGTGCAGCGCAGTTAGTTGGTAAGGCTGCGAATGGAGAGATCGGCACCTTTAAGCGGTACGGCATTGCCATTAAAGAAGGTGGCGACATCGCGGAAACCTTCGCGAATACCTTAGACACCATCAATGCAAGGTTTGGTGGCTCTGCCGCAGCGCAGGTGAACACCTATGCGGGTGCGCAGGCAAAGCTCGCTAACCAATTCGGCGAGCTCAAAGAGACGATCGGCAACGTCATTATTCAGAATCCAGTACTGATAAAGCTTACGCAGGCACTCTCTGATGCCTTCATTGCTGCTTCCCAATATGTAAACGAAAACAAAGCAGCTCTATCTGGATTACTCTCTGGTGGAATTATCCTCATGGTGCAGGGGATAGAGGCTGCGGTCTACTCGGTGCAGGTTCTCTCCCTTGGACTTTTAAAGCTGACCGAGGTTTACCTTGAGTCCCAGCGGGCGATTTCTAAGATCGCCCAATATGTTCCCGGCATCATCGGTCAGACCGCCAAGCTGTCGATTGCCGTGGCAGATGAGGCGTTACCTAAAATCCGATCGGGCATGGATGCGCTGGTTGGCCCGGTGGATAAGTTTCGAAATAGTCTAGTCACTACCATCAACTCTCTGAAGGAGGCGCAGCTCGCCCAAGAGAGCGCGGCGGTGCGTGCCACCCAAGCTACGATACAGGGCACCGACTTAGTAATTTCAAAAGAAGGGCTTCTTACAGATACCCAACAGTCGGAACGAGAGAAGCGAGAGGCTGCTCGACTGAAAGAAGTCGAGGACGAAATAGCTCTTATCCAGGCGAATAATGAGCTTCTTATCCAGCAAGATAAATTCAAAAACGAAGAGCTAATCCGGCAAGGCGAAGAGCGGGCTATTGCCCTCTCCTCTCAAGAAGAAAAGCTGCAAGCGAAAACACTAGACCTAAAAAAGAAGGCTCTGGCCCGTGAAGCTGACTATGAAAGAGATAGGTTGCAGGCGGGACGAAACAGCTTAAATGCGCTGGCCTCTCTACAGGGCGCAAAAACTCGGGAAATAGCCGCTGTGGGAAAAGCGGCCGCAATCGCCCAAGCAACCATTGATACCTACTCGGGCGCGAGTGCCGCCGCCGCAGCATTGGCTGGAATCCCAGTGATTGGTCCCGGCTTGGCGGTAGGTGCCGCCGCCGCATTCATCGCGGCTGGCTTATTTCGAGTCGCGCAGATATCGGGCGTTGAGCTCGCAACTGGTATCACGGAAGTCCCCGCTGGATTTCCTAACGATTCATTCCCGGCCCGCTTAACCTCCGGTGAGCGCGTAGTTGACGCGGGCACCAACCAAGACCTGAAAGCTTTTCTTTCGGGTGGTGGTGCATCTGCAATCTTGCAGCAAATTTTAGAGCGCATCGAAAGACTGGAAACCAACGTCACGGTCAACGTGGGTAGCCGAACCATCATTGACGAAGTGAGAGATGGAATTCGATCAGGGAGAGTTGTGAATGTCTGATCTTCGCATCGTTGAAAACCTGCTCTTTGATTCAGCACTGGAAGTCACCGCCTCTTCGGAGGATGCGAGCTTCCCGGTGAGCAATCTCACCAACCCCATGCGGTCTAGCGTTTGGCGCTCCGATGGTGTGGACGATTGGGTAATGCTTGATACTGGGACATTCACGGGACAGCCGATAGATTCCTGCATGATTTTTTTTGAGCCTGGAGAAGGCAAGCGATTCTCCGAGGACGCGATCGTTAAGCTCCAGGCAAACCAGACAAACTTATGGTCGTCCCCGGCGATAGATTTAACCCTGACCTACGACGATGTTTACGAGGCATACACCTACTTTTTTTCGACCTCTCAGGAATATCGGTATTGGAGAATTAAGGTAACGGACACCTATAACGCCGATGGATACCTAGAGATTCCCAAGATAGTCCTTGGTGAAAGCATTCAATTTAGCCAAGTCCCCACGATAGGATTTAAGCACGGGATAATTGACACCTCGAAGCAGGAGCAGACTGCATACGGGCAAGTTTACTCCGACATTTATTCTCAGATAAGAACCTTCGAGTTTAAATACGAGGCATTTTCTCAGGCAGATATTGAGCTCCTCTGGAAGTTGTTTCAGCGGGTGGGTAGAACCACACCGTTGGGGATCGCCCTCGACACTCAAGCAACGCTCTTCGATAAGGACAGGTTTGCGGCCTACTGTTTCATGTCCGGGGACTTCTCAGCTGACCATCGGTTTTATTCCTACTTCGACACTGCGGTTTCCTTCAGGGAGGCACTATGAGGTTAGCGGTCCTCGCGATGCACAGTGACGGGTACGGCCTTCAAAGATTTGATGTGGACGATGACGCGGGAATAAATCTAGCAGGCGTACTAATCCACGTTTTAAAAGTGGGCGCACCAGCTGGAACAATGCGAGCACAACTTCTCGCGGCGGACGGATCGACTGTTCTTACTTATGCAGATGTTGCTTTGTCGACGATAACTGACACGTACTGGCATGGTATGGTTTATTTCAATATCACTCACCCATTAGCGGCTGGGACGACCTACCACCTCAACATGAACAGCACCAGCTACTCATACGCATCGAACGCCTACTTTGGGTTGGTGCTTGCGGACGGACTTGCATTCAAGGGTAACGGCGGATTGGACTTCAGACTTTTAAGCTATCGAAATGTGAATAGGGGGAGATCATGAGGGTTTTAGATTTCAACGATGGATTTACTTCTGTAGGCGCGCCCAGTGACGCTTCCCAGTGGGGCGCTCCAGACGGTTCGCTTGGCGCTCCTGGAAT